AATAATGCCACTAAAAAACGCGCTTCTGTCTTGGGCGACTGATTCAGGTTGACGTAATCCGTATTTCATAATAGCATACAATACTGCAAATGCAATTAATGCATGAACTACCATCGTAAATCCGCTTTCGGCCATTTTATTGTTTGGTGTATGAGATTTTATAAATAGAGTTTATACCTATTAAATAGATAATAAATAGTTCCTAAATTAAAAATTAAAATATTATTTGATTTCATTGATTGCGTTATTTGTAAAAAGCGCGAGTTCAATTTCATCTTCGTGGACATTATGGAATATGGTAATATACTTGCACAATAGAGCAATTATTTTATATTTTTGCATTTCATTCAATATATCGGTTGTTTTCAAAAACGCGAAATACGTTTCAATAATATCAATTACCGAGTAACCGTGGTCGTGCAGCGCGTAAAATATCTTAATTGCACCAGACAAATTTCCATTCATTAAAAACTCGGTATATCGTTCAAATTCTGTCCAACAAATGTTTGTATAAATGCTTTTTGCAAGTTCGATGGTTAATGGCTGGTCAAGTATGTATAATTTTTCAATATAGTTTACAAAAATACGAATCGTATTGTTGGATAAGGTGATAACATGTTCAAGTGCATCGTTCGACTCATTTGACCCTTTCATTATATTTTTTAGAGCAGGCTCGCGCTCTATAATATGATGCGCAATCTCTCTAATAATTGCAGCAGTCGGACTTGGAATTGTCATAATAATTGTTCGCGACTGTAAACTGTCGATTACCTTTTGCAAGTTTGTGCATGCCATTATGAAATGCACGTTATTACCATACTTGTCCATGCAGTTTCTAAACACTTGTTGGCTCTGCTCGTTAATTAAATCAATGTCGTCCAACAATATTATTTTCTTTTTATCTCGAATAAGACTGTTTGTCTGGCTGAACACTTTCAAATCGTTGCGATAGTATTGTATCCCTTGTTCCTTTAGAGAATTAAGAACCAGAATGTTTTCTGAATTGAATGCGTCTCCATAATATTCTCGAATTATTGCATTAATGATTGAGGTTTTACCTACACCTGGAGGACCTGTAATCAAAATATTTAATCGGTCTATTTGGATTAACGACTTCAGCGTGGTTTTTAATACTGGTGTAAGTTGCTGAAATTCGGATATTGTACATGGTTGATATTTTACAACAAACGAATGCATACGTTTAATTTTGTATTAAATAGTATTTTATTTCAAGTAATAGCAATAGTATTTATTTAATCATTAAATCATTTAAGCGGATTTTAATTAATTTACTAATAATTTTAACCATATAACTAATATATCAATGAGTGAAATAAAATCATTTTATGATGTTCTTGGCGTTCCCACCGACGCAAGTTTGGACGATATTAAAAAAGCGTATCGCCGATTGTCATTTATTCATCACCCTGACAAAAATAATTCACCGGACTCAACCCAGATGTTCCAGAGAATAGCGGAAGCGTTCTCGGTACTTTCTGACCCACAGAAACGAGAAGCATATAATCACGAACTGAAATACGGGTTTTCGGGAGGAATGGGTGGAGGTGGGGGGTCGCGAATGTTCACCGCCGAAATAAATCCGCATGAAATTTTCAATATGTTATTTGGAGGCGGCGGTCTTGGAGGAGGTCTCGGAGGATTATTCCATGGCCTCGGTGGTCTTGGCAGCGGAGGCGAAATTCATATCATTCAGGGCAATATGAATATGGGTGGAATGGGTGGCGTTCATGGAATGTTTCATCCGATGATGATGCATATGCAACACCAGCAGCAATCACAATATCACCCGCATCAACAGCAACCGCAACAGCAACAGCAACAGCAGCGTAGCACATACGAGCCCGAGATTGTTCTGAAGATGGATTCAGATTCAGATGAATACGAATCGGAACTTATATATGACGAGCCAGCTCCATCACGCGAAAATAAACCAACCAAGGCGCGTGCTCCTACTCCGCCCGAACTTATCGAAAAAACGGTTCATATCACGATGGAACAGGCATATAGTGGAACTACAGTTCATATCGAATACGAACAGAATGTGCAAGAGTCGGACATCATCAGTTCTGTAAAGCACATGTCCGTTGCCGTAACCATTCCGCGCGGCATACGTAATAATGAAACAATAACACTTCCAAGAATTGGAAATATTGGAGTCAATGGTGCATGCGGAGACATGCGTCTGACAGTTGCGTTTATACCACATGCTACATTTTCAGCACCCGACGGTGATAATCTCAATATTATTATGCATAAGCAAATAACACTTAAGGAATCCCTTTGCGGTTTACAATTCGAATTCACACACCTGAATGGAAAATCGTATCAGATAATAAATAAGCAAATTGGCAGCGTAATACAACCCGAATCTATAAAAACAATAAATGGTCTCGGGTTTATTCGCGGCGATGCCCTCCACCAACAGCAACAAGGCGCTCTTCAAATTGTGTTTCACGTTATGTATCCCGAAAGTATAAGCGTAGATTTGTATAACGTCATGTCGTCATTGCTCTAAATTTAATTTATCTATGTGCCTATTGGCGACATCTCTAAAACAATTTAAATCAGAGTATCGATTTGATTTATAACGATTGTTACAAAACACGTATGGATTTGATGGAGTATCTACATAATAAGAGTGCATCCTATCGCTTATATCTTTTGTATACAGCTCGTCTGGCGTGCTCGGCAGTGACCAAATGAATCTACCTATTTCCACATCATCCACTATGTTTATATTAATACGAGTTTTTGCATGATGAACCACTTCGGAAACTATTGCAGTGTTCATTATGATGCATACACCTTGAAAGAATTTTTCTCCCATATAAACCTGCATTGCATTCTCAGTCAGACCATATCTGTCATTTCCGCATTGCAACACACTAATATGACCTATTGCAATATATTTGTAATTACGGTATGGGGCAGAATTCCATGCATGTAGCTCGAGTAATTCATTGCATAATAATTCAAAATTTATAAAGGTTGATGCGTTTGTGCGAACAATATAATCAAAATTATAATTAACATCCCGACCATTCGGAGTCAGAGGATTCTCGCGCAGTTCATTAACGAATGTTAGAGCCTTTATGGTTTTTTCAAGAATACCCGGACACCAGCTTTCAGTTCCGTTTACTGTAATCATTCGAGTCGTTTCGTCAATACGTGCACTACCGCATTCTGGGTCAGATAGTACGTAATAAAATCGCATGCGTCCATAAATATCCGGCCGCCTGGATTTAAGTGCATCAAGATATTGCATATTTATATTATAAAATTCATCATATATTTCGTCATGATTGAAAATTGCCAATACCATAATACGCATTTCATGTTGGCTCATGGTAGATACGTAAATATGTAATTAACTTAACAAAGTATATCAAAGCACTTAAATAGATATTAGACAATTGCCACTTGTTTGTGTATTATTTATTATCATTTAAATATTAATTTTTATTATGATAATATTATTAATTTTAATAAATAGCATACGCGTATACGTGTATCTAATTTCATGGCATCGTCATCGGACCACAATCAAATTGTTACACCAGCATCCAGTCTTGTGCAACTGCATCAGATTATAGATAGTGTATATCGAAAATATGAACATAATGAACCAGTGCTTGCCAAATTGACAAGCAGTATCATACAGTTTCCCACATTAATGGCTGCATACGAATTAACACTTCAAGAACGAACCGAGAGAAAAAAGGCCCTGATTAATACGTCTGACGAGTTTATTGACCAGTTTCTCTCGACGAGTGGACACAATTATTTTTACAACTCCGCAATTGACTTGTTTTTTACATATGACAATACAAAATACGATAAAATAGACGAAGATGACATTGTGCATTCGGCGCTTGTGGCTCTACAGGACTATCCCGAACTTAAGCCGTGGAAATATAAAATTAAGAATCAACTTGTGAAACGAATCAAAGAACGCGAGCTTCTGAATTCCATTCCGGAGTCATGCACCATACAAAAGGTTATCGGCCTATTTTATCCATCTATTTTTACTGGCCGCGATGCAGTAAAGCATTTCTTGACAGTTTTGGGTGACATAATGAACAAGAAAAATGTTAATTTCTATTTTATAAGCGCAAAAGCCAAACAATTCATAAAGGAACTGTCTATAGAATGCTGCACGCTGTTCGGAACGTCAAGTCTTACTAATGTTTTTAAATTCAAATTCTATGATCACACGTACAGCGAATGTCGGTTACTGGATATCAATGAAAATGGATTGTCGTCTATAAACGTTAGCGAATATTCTTCCCCATTCAAACGTAATATTGTAGACATTATGTGCGTTGCTTCGCATTATTCCAAACGGTTTGGAAACGCGGATTCCTTTTTGGAATCGCCATACTGCAAAGACGCCGCACTTGCCGCGCATTGCTTCTACCTTAAAACGAATGATGACGCAGCTATCGTGAATCGGTTCATTGCTACAACCACCGAACCTTGCAACAACAGTCAGCATGCAATATCGTGGAGGAAAATGCAGTACTTATGGAAGTTGTTTCTTGAAGAGGAACGACTACCTTATGTGATTTTTACAAATCAACTCAAAGCGCGTCTCATGACACTTCTTCCACACACAATCGTTCCAGGAGGCTCAAGTGCTCCTCCTCCTGCAGACGATGACTTGCATGCAACAGATACGCTGCTATTTACGAGTTTGACCAGCAAGCATTTACCAATTGTCAGCGAATTTTTGTCGTTCTGGAACGAGACGATTGAACCCACTAAGGACGACGATGAACTGGAATTGGATGAACTGACGGTGCTTTTCATGAGCTACATCAAGTCCAAGAAATTGTTTCACAAAACTGCGAGTAATATCAAAATAACCGACCAGTTCATGTGTGGGCTGGTAAAGCACTTTTTCAGCGACGTTCATATTGAGAATGACAAGTATCTTATTAATATTTCTTCAAAAATGTGGAACAAGAAGCAGGAAATAAGCCAGGCGCTGTCAATCATAGGCGACGGCACAGTAACATTTCCCAGCAACCCCGATACACAAGTATCAAATTCAAAATCAAATTCAAACTCAAACTCAAACTCCAGTGTATTGAATGCGCGCGGAGGAGTAGGAGTAGGAGGAGGAAACGACTGTGGCTCCGATTCCGAACATTGGGGAGATTCAGATTCGGATAATGTGTCAAAAATACAACCACCCATTTCACCACACATGACTATATACAACGCTTACGAGCGCTACTGCGCATATTCATATTCGCGTAAAGCGCATGTGGCAAGTAAACGTTATTTTGAGAAATATTACGATATGTTATGCAAACAACCTGATACGCCTGTATACGCATGCTCTCCACCATGTTATTGATTTTTGATTTTATTATGAGAAAAATGAGAAATCAATCATAATAAAATAAAACATAAAATAATTCAATAATCATAAAAATAAAAATTGAAATGGATAAAGATAATAGCTGCTATAAAATAACGTATTAACAACTACAAGCCAGCTATCTGCTGTTTCCTATCTAAAATGTCGTCTATGCCAGCTACCATCGAAGAGAAGTTTCCTCGCACACAAAGCGAAGTCGTCGAATTAGATTTATCGTTTATCAAAGACTCGTGGTGTCAAGACATGCTTCGCGATGCAATGAATGCAGTTGTATTGGCGCAAGGCGACCCCGAAATTACTGCACAAGGAATCGACGTATGGAATTACTTGTCCACGTATGAACCGCCTTCTGGAGAGGGCTTCATGTTCAGTCGTGGAAATCCAGTGATAACATGCATCCAATCAAATATGCAAACCGGTCATTCTGGCAATTCCATGGCGGTTACCATGCGCCAGCTTCAACTACTCGCAAAAATAGGCATGTCGGCATATCGAATGAGTTAAATAAATATAAACAGCTGCATAACGCGCGATTGTGTTAGCAGTTATAAATATGGTTCTTCTTCTAATTCGGAGTCTAAATTTGCGGCCTTGGTTCGTTTATCATCTATGGACGCGGCAGTTGTTGTAACGCTACGAACACTCTCGCACTTTAAGAGGTCTGTCGCACCGCGTTTTTTTTCACTATTTACACGCCCACCTGAACGCTTTTTATTTGAGACTGACGACGAGAAAGACGCGGATAAATTCGATTGTGAGGATTCTAACGTAGAATGAAACGTATTGACGGGACGCGCATTTGATGGTGCTGGTGCTGGCGTAGCAGTCGCAACTACATTATCATTATCATCTTCCTCATCAACATCATCAGTTTCTTCTCCATTGTTATCAACCTCGTCAGTTTCTTCTTCATCGTCATCATCATCTTCGTCGTCATCGTCATGTTCACTTTCTTCGTCTTCATCTTCATCTTCATCTTCATCGTCGTAATCATCATCATCATCATCATCATCATCGTCTAAACAGTTGGTATCTTTTATTTTACGTTTATAACCGTCACCCCTCTTAACTAAATCGGCTATGGTTTTATCACCGCAATTATCTTTGCATTCCATGCTATCATCATTAGCAAACGCGTCCGCGCCAGTTGCTAATTTTAAAGTTGATAGCGATTTTGTAGATAGCATAGAGCGCTTTGTGCGCGGCGCATCATCAATTATAAATCCATCCTTCAAATAGCCATGTCTGGTTTTCTTTTTATTCGGCATATGCTCGAGTTCGTCGGATTCGGCATCATCCTGAACCGCGAGCTTTTCCAGGTCATCAAAGCCGCCAAATAAGTGTTCGTATACCTTTTTCCAAATGGTGCATGTAAGCGAGGACTGTGGTGTTATGGAAACAACAATGCAGTCTCCAAAAAATAACTTCTCATCCACCGGTGGTGGAAATTCGTACTTATTTTCCTGTCCCGCTCTACCATTTGTGCGTGCCCATAATTCAACAACCAAACCATATTTCTTTACATTCCAGGTAGCGTGCCGTTTAAATGCACTTTCATATGTAGGCGGCGTTTTGCAGAGTGATGAATATTTAGCGCGACCCATTTCAGATTCTGTGATGTGCATTTCTTTAAGGACGCCTCCCTTTGAAATCAAAATGCAGTTGCATGTGCAGTTACTGTTGCTTGGATTTTTGGAATTTTTACTCATTGTTCACGATGTAACGAGGTAACTATGTATAGTTTTTGTAACATACTGTATATAGTTTTATATTAGTTTTATATTGTTTTATAATTTCGTTTTTTTATGAATTTACGACTTGATTGTATACATACTACATACATACCTATTATAACTATTAATTAATAAGTATATAAACATTACAACTAAAAATAAAAAATAACTATTTCAACAATCATTCGTATAAAATAAAATGAGCAAAGAATATTCGATGTCAACGTCAACGCCAACGTCAACACCAACGTCAGGTGAACCTGCAGTGACATTAAATATTACCGCTCAACATTCCATGAGTGCGTGTGACAAGTTGACCATGGAAACAATGATGAATGTGGATGCTTACTCCAAATACATGAATCGTCGAAGTCAGGCCGCGGAGTCGCGTAACTGTCCTGATAATTCTGAGAGAAAGTTTTACAAGCGACGGATAATAGACACCACAAAGGAAATGTTGCGAAATTCAAAACATGTAAATGACGTAGCAGTAACAAACACTTTTAACGCGTATATTAATGCGTGCATTATGCATTATAAATTCATAGACTTGGCGGATACAATACAGGGCGAATATTCGGGGCTTTCTGTAGAACCGAGCTCAACTACATCTACTGTAGTGGTTTCAGAACCTGAACCGCCAGAAGCGGCAGCTGCGGCTGTAATGAAAATGAACAAGCTTTGCTTCAATCCAAAGGTGGAAGAATCCAAAACAGTTCAAATTCGCACGCCGCATATGAATGCAATCGAACGATTATTTGTATCAAAACCAATTCAATCCGAAGTCGAACAAACCCGTGACCAAATAAAAGAACCAGAAACGGATAAGAATGTTAATAATGTGAATAATGTGAATACTGATAAAAAGAACGAACCGGCATCGCCTACTAATAAAATGTCTGCAATTCCGAGAACAAAGGATATCAATATAAAAGACGAGCAGTTTAAAACAAAGGGTATTAAACCGAAACTTAAAAATAAAGCTGATAGCTCCAAATCTGACTCGCTTCCTAATCCATAACTAATTTTAAATATAAATAATTAAATATATGCAATAATTAATAACTTAAGTAATTAAATTCATTCACTATCAACTCAATATTTGAATAATGCCCGCAACAGAGCCCTTGAAATGTGCTCCTCATGCGGAAGACGAACCTCATACAGTTGCAAATACGTGCTATTCGAACCCCGCACTCGAAAAATTAAAGACGGTATGGAATACTCGTCATCCAGATGAAAAAATAACGTCAGATGACCCTAACAAAATTTGGGCGTTTCTTCGGCAACAAATGGCGCGTGTTTGCAAAAATGAGGCATGTTGGCTGCGTAAACTTCTCATTACAGAAGAGAACGGTAAATACCGAGACTTGATAAACTACACATTCGCTCCGCGCGCACCAAAAGAGTGGATTAAAAAACCGAACACGTGGCTCACCAGCGTCGATATTGAAAACGTGATGAAGCAATATGAACATGCATACCCATCGTTCATGTTTCTCGGCCCGTCCCCAATTGATTTTGACAAGAAAATGCCAGACGGCGAATATGTGTGGAAAGACATAAGTGGTTTCAATATTGGAAACATGATTGCAAGAGGAAAGCGCCATTTTGGTTTTATTTTCAATGTAGACCCTCATACCGAATCCGGTTCGCACTGGATATCCATGTTTGTGGATGTGAGAAAGAAATTCATATTCTTTTTTGACAGCACGAGTGACGATATTCCGCCGGAGGTGAACGTGCTTGCCGAACGCATTATATCGGATGCTGCCAAGATGACTCCCAGTATATCTTTGAAATTGGTAGTGAATAAAAAAGACCATCAGTATAAGAATACCGAGTGCGGCATGTACTCCATCTTCATGATTGTAAACATGCTTACAAATAAAATGACTCTGCACGATTTTGCGAATCGACGCATTGCAGACGAACAAATGTTGCAATTCAGGAAAAAATACTTCAACGGTGGTAATTTAAAAGAAGTGCCAGAAGGACCATCTGATAGTTTTTAATTTTGTTTGTTACTTATTATTTTTTATTATATTTAGTAAAAAAATTTTATATATGTTACAATATATAAAATATATAAAATATACAAATACTCCAACAATAACTGCCATTATAAATAATGCTGAACAAATACGTCGTTGAATTTTTAGGAACTTTGTTTTTTCTCTATGTGATTATCGCAACTGGAAATGCCATCGCAATTGGTGCGGCTTTAGCTATCGCCATTATGGTCGGCGGTTCTATTTCCGGCGGTCATTTTAATCCCGCCGTTACCATTATGATGTATGCCGCAGGAAAACTTAGCCGGTCTGATCTCATCCCTTACCTGGCCGTCCAAATTGCTGGCGGTTTAGTAGCACTTGAGTTATACAAACGTTTCAAGTTTTAAATTTTAAATTTTAAACTACGAAAAATATAGCATTTTAATATTTTAAAAATGCAATATTCTATATATTATTATAAATTAATATTAATTAATATAATAATATATTTATATTAACAATATATAACAATATATAAGTAAGAAAAAGTATAATCCATATTACGATAATAATTAATTGATTTTTGTTGTTATGACGACTCTTCTACAGCCGCAACAGATACAACAGCCGCAACAGCCGCAACATCCACAAAATAATAATGTTAGTAGTGGTGGTGGGACAAAGCACCGTGTTAAGCGCAATCGACGACGCACCGTAAAGGCGGCGGCAACTTATGGCGCGGCTTATCGCAAATATAATCGCATGTATGGTGGTGCTGGTGCTACCGATCCTCCTGTTGCTGATGCTGCCGCTGCTCCTGCTGCTGCTGCTGCTGCTGAAGAGGAAGAGAAGAAGCCTGGGATGTGGGAAAGACTTAAAAATTTTGTCACTCCTGGTAAAAAAGACGGTGATGTAGTAGAACAAAAAGAACAAGAACAACCTGAAGAGCCTGGTTTGTTTGAAAAAGCGAATGCAAAGGTTCAAGAGACAGTCAAGGAAACGGTTGCAACTGCGGAAAATGTGGCGAACACCGCGGAAAACGCTCTGCAAACCACTAAGGAACGAGTAACTAAAGCTGCGGATGCGGTTAAACAAACTGCATCTGCGGTTGGAACTACATTAGAAACATCCGGTGCAATGGTTAAAAATCAGATCGGCACTGCAATTGAGACAATAGACGCCGCCGATAAGGATGCTGACAATGAAAATAAGGAACTAAATAATGACGCCGCGGTAGAAGAAGAAAAGCCCGCTGCCGCTGCTGATGCTGCTGCAGTTGATGCCAATGCCTCGAATGGCGAAACGGAAATGACGGATGACAAGCGCAGAATAAAGGAGCTTGAAGAACGAATTCGAAAAATGACATCTGGCACGATTGCAAAGGCCATCGAGGCCGCAGAACAAGCGACTGGGTCAGTGGAAGATGCGATGAAAGCGCTCCAATTGGCATTTATTGCATCGAAAACCGTGATTGCGGCCGGCAAAGCTGCCCTCGTTGCTAATTCGGGTAGTGATGAGGAAGCGGTGCTATCTCAAGGCGCTGACGATGAGACAGTTTCCGCGAATTCTAATGTCGCCGGTAATGAAAACGAAACCACTGCAGAGCAAGCATCTACCCCAGAAAATGCAGAAGAAAGTGATTCAGAAAGTTCTTTAACGAATGATGATAAAAGCGACGCCAGTTCTGACAGTGGTGATTCGGAAGCAGAAGTTCAAGAAGCCGAAGAATCGTCATCGTCTACATCATCTACCAATGCCGATTCCACTCCAAATTCAGCAGC